CCAAGAAGAATTAGATTCAAAAGGATGGGAATATGATCCATTGAATGGTAATACAGTACTTAAAGGTGATATGGATAAATGGTACGATGCAGATCCAGTAATTCAAGAAGCTCAAGGCAAAATAGCTTACTTACAAAATATTAATGACACTTTAAAGGAAATATTAGATAATATTAAATGGCGTCATCAGAATATAAAGAACATGATAGAATGGAGAAAGTTTACTAGCGGTATCTAATGGAAACTATTACTGTTAAAAAGAAAAATGAAACTTGGCTTGATATTGAATGCGAAGCATCTATAGAAAGAGAGTTGTCTGAACACTTTTGCTTTTACGTCCCTGGGTATAAATTTATGCCAGCTTATAGAAATAAGATATGGGATGGGAAAATAAGGTTATATGATTCAAGGAAAAAACAGCTCTATGTGGGCCTTTTTGACTATCTCTGTGACTTTGCTTCGATAAGGGACTATAGTGTGGTTTCAGAGGGGTCAAAATACTATGGTACTCCGGGTGAAGTTCTCGAACCCTTACTAGAGGGCCTCTTGTCTGATATTACACTGACAGTGAATCGTTCCTTAGTAACCCCAAGGCCATATCAAATGGAGGGACTCTCGCACACGCTTTCAAAACAAAAATCCTTATTACTATCACCTACAGGTTCTGGTAAGAGTCTGATTATATATTTGGCCATGAGATACTATCTGAAGCATCACGACGGAAAAGTATTAATAATAGTACCTACTACTAGTCTTGTAGCTCAAATGTACAATGATTTTCAAGACTATTCTGTGCTAGATGATGATTGGGAAGCTACTGAACAGATACATCAAATAATGGGTGGCAGAGAAAAACATGGAATTAAGAATAGAGTCATAATATCTACTTGGCAATCAATTTATAAATTACCACATGTATGGTTCCAAGATTTTGGAATGGTTGTAGGTGATGAAGCTCATAATTTTAAAGCTAAATCATTAACTGCGATTATGGAAAAATGTACTAATGCCCAATATAGAATGGGTACTACAGGTACATTAGATGGTACGCAAACTCATCAGTTAGTATTGGAAGGATTATTTGGCCCAGTATATAAGGTGACAACTACTAAAGAATTAATAGATGCTGGTACGTTAGAACAATTAGATATATCTGTATTGTTATTAAAGTATAAAGACGAGATTTGTAAAGAGATCTCTAAATGCAAGTATCAAGAAGAATTAGACTTTATCGTAAGATATGGTCCAAGGAATAACTTTATATCTAACTTAGCTGTAGATCAAAAAGGTAATACACTTATATTATTTAACTTTGTTGAAAAACATGGTAAACCTTTACATGATCTGCTTAAGACTAAAGTAGATAAAGATAGAAAGTTATTCTATGTATCTGGAGAAACAGATGTAGATGATAGAGAATCGATAAGAGCTCTTACTGAAAAAGAAGATAATGCTATTATTGTTGCTAGTCTCGGTACGTTTTCTACAGGTATAAATATAAAGAGGTTGCATAATTTAATCTTCGCTTCACCTTCGAAGTCACAGATAAGAGTATTGCAATCGATCGGTAGAGGACTTAGAAAATCCGATATGAAGACTCAGGTATTTGATATAGCTGACGACTTACATTGGAAGAGTAAAAAGAACTATACACTTAACCACGCAGCTGAAAGAATTAAGCTGTATGCTAAAGAGAAATTTAATTACAAAGTACATGAGGTAAAAATTGGGTAATTCAGAGATAAACATTAGACATTTTAAACTGATGAGTGGTGAAGAAATTATTGGATTAGTAACTCAAGGATATGATAATACTGATCCTGCTACTATTGTTATTGAGAGACCATTTAAGATAGTAACTAATATGCTAGGTGGCATACACTTTACTCCATGGTTTCCTTTTTCTACGCAGAAGCTTTATAGTCTAAATAAAAAGACTATCGTTCATGATGTTAAGTTAGACGAAGATGTAGCTCAAGAATATATTAAGATTGCTACTTCTGATGCTCCTGCTGTTAAGAAAGTTAGTATGAAATCTACTGATGATATGTACACTGAAATGGAAGAACTGATAGAAGATTTTGATGATGAGATTCATGAAGAGAATAAAACGATTCATTAATTATTCTACTATACCCCTTTCCCTCCAGGGTACAATATATTATACCATAAAACTAAGCAAATGTAAAGGATTATTTCACAAAAAGTGAAAATAAATACACAGAAGGTGAAAATAAAAATAATCAAATTAAACGTTTACATTTCGCCTAAACTGTGGTATAATATAACTATATAATTTAATTTTGGAGAATAATTATTATGGCTAAGATACCAGCTAAAAAGAAACCACATTACGTGAATAATAGAGATTTTTCTGAAGCAGTCATGGATTACGCTACGGGCGTACACGCGGCTAGAGCAGAGAATTCGCAAATACCAAAAGTAACTGATTATATCGCTACTTGTTTTATCAAGATTGCAGAGGGTCTAAGTCATAGACCAAACTTTGTAAGATATACATATAGGGAAGAAATGGTTATGGATGGAGTAGAAAACTGCTTAAGAGCAATTAACAATTATAATATTGAGACAGCTACCCGAACAGGTAAACCAAATGCTTTTTCATATTTTACTCAGATATGTTACTTTGCTTTCATTCGTAGAATAGCTAAAGAAAAGAAACAACAAGATATCAAGTTTAAGTTTATTGAAAAAATGGGCATAGAAGATTTCGTTCAAATGGGAATGGATAACGAAGGGGCAGAACAAACTATGCAATATGTAGATACCTTAAGACAGCGTATTAATAAAGTACAAGATAAAGATAAAGCTATTAAAGACTTTGCAAAAGAAGAAAAGAAAAAAGAAGCTCGTAAGTTAGAGCTTTTTATGAGCTAATATGAAAGTAGCAATATTAAATGACACCCATTGTGGTGTGAGAAACTCGTCTGATATATTCTTAAATTATCAAAAAAGATTTTATGAAGAAGTATTCTTTCCTTATCTTAAAGACAACGATATAAAACAAATACTACATTTAGGTGATTACTATGAGCATCGTAAGTTTGTTAATTTTAAAGCGTTAAATCAAAATAGAAAAGACTTTTTAGAGCCTATGCGTGATGCAGGTATTACTATGGATATTATTCCTGGCAATCACGACGTATATTTTAAGAATACTAATGAGCTTTGTTCTCTTAAAGAACTGCTTGGGTATTTTACTTCTAATGTAAATATTATAATGGAACCAAAGGTCTTAGATTATGCTGGATTAAAAGTAGCAGTTATTCCATGGATTAATAATAGTAATTACGAAGAATATACTAAGTTTGCAATGACATGCAAAGCGCCAATACTTGGAGCTCATCTAGAATTAAAAGGATTTGATTTAATGGCTGGAATGCCTAACCCTCATGGTATGAGTGCTGATATCTTTAGTAGATTTGAAACAGTATTATCTGGTCATTTCCATACTAAATCAAGTCAAGGTAATGTAACGTATCTTGGATCTCAAATGGAGTTTACATGGGCTGATGTAGATGACCCTAAGTACTTCCATGTCTTAGATACTGAAACAAGAGAAATAACTCCAGTACGTAATCCTATAACAATGTTTAAAAAGTTTGTATACGACGACGAGAACAACGATTACGACAATATAAATATAAATGAGTTTGAGAAAAAGTTTGTAAAGATCATTGTACTAAACAAAACTGACCTTTATATGTTCGATAAATTTATTGATCGGCTTCAATCTATTGAAACTTACGAGCTCAAGATAGCTGAGAACTTTGAAGAGTTTCTTGGCGAAAGCGTAGAAGATGAAAAGGTCTCTTTAGAAGATACTACTGAATTGCTGGATTCTTATGTAGAAGCAGTAGAAACAGACTTAGATAAAGAGAAGCTTAAGTTGAAATTGAGAGAGTTTTATACAGAAGCTCAAAATTTAGAGATTATATGATACAGTTTAAAACATGTAGGTGGAAGAATTTCCTCTCCACCGGTAATGAGTTTATTGAAATACAATTAGATAGAACACCATCTACTTTAGTAGTTGGACAGAATGGTGCAGGTAAATCTACCCTTCTAGATGCACTTTCTTATGGGTTATTTAATAAACCTCATAGGGATATAAAAAAGGATCAACTGATTAACTCAGTGAACGGTAAGAGAGCTGTAGTTGAGGTTGAGTTTGAAATAGGCGGTATTGAATTTAAAGTACATAGAGGTATAAGACCAGGCAAATTCGAAATTTGGCAGAATGGTAATCTTATTAATCAATCATCAAACGCAAGAGATTATCAGAAATTCTTAGAACAGAATATATTAAAACTAAACCATAAGTCATTCCATCAAGTAGTAGTACTTGGATCAAGTTCTTTCATTCCATTCATGCAATTGCCTGTTTGGTCTAGAAGAGAGATAATAGAAGACTTATTAGATATTAATATATTTTCAAAGATGAACCAATTACTAAAAGAACGCAATTCAAAGATACGTGAACAATTAGTAGATATTAATCATCAATTAGATTTAACTAAGAGTAAGATTGATTCTCAAAACAAGTACATACGTAATCTAAAAGATCTTAACGACGATTTGATAGAACAGAAACGTGATTCAATTAAGGAACATAAAACAGAAATCACGCGTCTATTTGAAGAGTCAAAAACAATTGGAAAAAATCTAACAATCATGGTTACCTCTGAAGAAGAAGCTTATCAAAAGTATACAGATCAAGTAGCACATATTAAATCCCACAATCAAGTACTAAATAATAAAATCAAAGATTTAGTTTCGGAATCAAAATTCTATGAAGATAACGACCACTGTCCAACCTGTGACCAAGACATTTCTGAAGAAAAGAAAGAATCAAAAATCAGTCACGTTAAGTCATGCGCAAGAGATGTACAAACAGAAAAAGAAGATCTCCAAAGAAGACTCAATGTCTTGTCTACAGAAGGTACTACTATCAAAACAAATCTAGATTCGTTAAGAGCTAGTCAAAATAAGATTAATAGTAATAATGATGCAGTTACTATATTACAAAAAGAAATAGATAAAATTCAAAAAGAAATTAATAAGATTAATTCTTCTCAAGGCGATGTAAAATCAGCTAAAACTGAATTATCAGATATGAGAGATTCTAAAGATACTTTCACTGATAAGAAAATCGAATACGTAGAAGAAAGAACTTATAACGAAGTAATAGGAGAGATGCTTAAAGATACAGGTATCAAGACTAAAGTAATCAAGCAATACTTGCCGGTCATGAATCGTCTGATAAACCAATATCTGCAAATCTTAGATTTCTTCGTAGCATTTCATCTTGATGAGAACTTTAACGAGACTATTCGTTCTAGACACAGAGACTCATTTAATTATGCGTCATTCTCAGAAGGAGAAAAACAGAGAATTGATTTATCATTACTTTTTACTTGGAGACAAATTGCCAAAATGAAGAATTCAGCAGCTACAAACTTACTGATTCTTGATGAGACATTTGATTCTAGTCTAGATGTTGATGGTGTAAATAATCTAACAAAAATTCTCAGCACCTTAGAAGAAGGTACAAACATCTTTATTATATCTCACAAAGGAGATATATTAGAAGATAAATTCAGATCTAAAATCGAGTTCTATAAGGATAGAAACTTTAGTAAAATTAGATAACACTTACAGTTCTCGTAGTTCAATGGATAGAATATCGGTCTTCTAAACCGCTGATACAGGTTCGACTCCTGTCGGGGACGCCAATACAGGAAAACAAAATGGAAGTAACTTACGTAGATTACAACTTTAAAATGAGCCCATACGGCATACAGTTCTCAGATACTGGTCCAGATAAATTAACAATGGAACAATTAGATAAACATGACTTTAAACAAGGAGATAAGTTTGTACTCTATACTGATACTCAAGGCCAAGTTTGTCTTAAAAAGGATAGAGACACTGGTTTCTTATAACTCTGAGTTCTAAGCTTATAAAAAGTGATAAAAGTGCTAATTATTTTCACCAAAAGTGAAATTAATCGTTTACATTTGCCCCGAAATGTAGTATAATATACATATATTGATAATAAATAAAGGAGCAAAATGAACCATAATCCAACAATCGCAAAACTACTTGCTAAAGAAAATGTTACTGTTCAACATGGTAACTATCATACCGCTTGGTTTGATATTAAAAACAGAGTACTCGGTCTTCCTATCTGGAAAGATATGGGTAAAGATGTATACGATCTTTTAGTTGGTCATGAAATTGGACATGCTTTATATACTCCTTTCGAAGGCTGGCATGATTCTCCAGAAAAGCTGGAAGGTTGCCCTAGATCTTATATCAATGTAATTGAAGATGCTAGAATTGAAAAGTTTGTTAGATCTGATTATCCTGGTCTTATTAGACCAATGGCTAATGGATATAAAATTCTTTTAGAAACTGGATTCTTTTCTGATGTAGATAATATCAATTGGAATGAAGTAAAGCTTATCGATAAGATTAATCTTAAAGCTAAGTTACAAAATCTAATTGAAGTTCCTTTTAATTCAGAAGAGCAAGTATACTTTGACAGAGCTTTTACAACTATTACATTTGATGAAGTTGTAGAATTATGTAGAGACATATTAGCTTACACACAAGAAAACCAACCAGAATTACTAACTCCGCCACCTGCTTCGGATGACGATCAAGACCTTGGTAATAATGAGAATGATGATTTACCACAAGGGCATGATGACGTACAAGCACCAGGAGAAGATAATGAAACAACAAATGAAAAAGATTCTGAATCAAGGAACGAAAACTCAGAAGAAAATTCAGAAGATTCAGACGAGAATTCAACAAGTTCAGAAGCAGAAGAAAGCGCTAAAGATAAAGATATTCCAGCTGGAGATACAGATAAACAAAAACAAACTCCAGATGCTGATGAATCGCTTACAGATAATTTCTATAGAAATGCAGAAAGAGACTTAATTGATTTAGATGAAGATGGCAGTCAAACATTATATGTAAATGGTCCTTCAAAAGAAATCATTAATGATGTAGTAGTACCTTATAAAAAACTAGCAGAATACAGAGAAAGAATGAGAACTAAAAGATTTGCTTTTCCTGAGTATGAAGAAAAAGGTGATTTTGCAGCTCAATACGAGATCGTTAAAAAGATGTATACACAAAAAATGAAAGACGTAAAAGTTTCTATTAGACCTGCAGTTAAAGAGTTCGAACAAAGAAAAGCTGCTCAAAGATGGCAAAAAGCTTCTACTGCTAAAACTGGAATGCTTAACGTAAATAAGCTTCATGCTTATAAAACTGATGATGATATATTTCTAAGAGCTACTAAACTAGCTGATAGTAAAAATCATGGAATGATGATGATGATCGATTATTCAGGTTCTATGTATACAACATTAGGACATGTATTAGATCAACTTATTCATTTAGTTGCTTTCTGTAAAGCAGTTCAAATTCCATTTGAGGTATACGGATTTACATCAGTAAATACTAGAGCTAAATACATCAGAGATATGCATATTGATGGTGATATATCAATGGCTGATTGTTGTTTACCACAACTAATTAGTTCAGATCTTAATAAAACAGACTATACAGAAGCTTTATTTCAGCTATACCTCAGACATGTATGTATGACAGATTTAAAGAACTATGGAGAAGATGACGAAAATGGTTTAAGCTGGAGATTTAAGATGGCTCATGATGACTTTATGGCAACTTCAGAAAAATTAGGTTCTACACCTCTTAATCAAGCTCTTGTATTAGCTCACACATTAATTAAAAAGTTTAAAGCTAAAAACGCTGTCGAAAAAATGAACTTTGTAGTTCTTTCAGATGGTGATTCAAATAGATTGAATAAAGAGTCAACGATGGATCATGAACTGTATACAGAAAGTAACTGGTATGGTAGCCGCAATGTAATTGCAATTATTGAGAAAAAGAAAGTCGTTCTTAAAGATCTAGGAAGAAGAGGAACTAAAGATCTTTTAGCTAGTCTTCAAAAAAGATATGGATGTACAACTTTAGGTTTCTTTGTATCTAGCGATAATCATGATTGGAGATCAAAAGTCGGAGAAGTTAATAATAATGATTACAGATATGGATCAGACTTCTACAAAGATGCGAGCAATATGTATAGAAAAGACAAAGTCGCTCATTATCAAAATGTTCTTGGGTACGACGAGTTCTACTTAGTAAAAGGCCAGAAGCTAGCAACTCAATCTGATACTCAAATGGACAATCTTGGAAATGACGCATCGAAAGGTCAGATTGGAGCAGCATTTAAAAAGAAAGCTAAATCAAAGAAGGCCAATAAAGTCCTATTAACTAAGTTCGGAATAGCTGTAGCTTAGAACTTATAGGAATATGTATATAAAAAGTGATAAAAGTGCTAATTATTTTCACCAAAAGTGAAATTAATCGTTTACATTTGCTTAGAACTATGGTATAATATACATATAACTTGATAAAAAAGTGATATAAAAAAGGGAATAAGGAGCCCACTACATTATGAAAAAATCAACACAAATAATCTTACAGGAACTTGCTAAAAGGTTCCCAGATAAAAAAGAGTTCAGGAAAAGCGAAGTAGAAGATACTGCGCTAGATCTTGGTTATACTGGAAAAGACTATGGAGTCTTAGTTTCAGCAGAGCACAGGATCAGACGTGGAGTCTTTAACTTACAAGCTCTTGTAGAAGAGTACTCTCCAACTCCTGATTTCAGTCAGCAAGTTGCTCAAATACCAGCTCAAGGAATAGCTATGGCGCCACAATCAGTTGTAAATACTGAAAAAACTTACGCTCAAATCGATCCAACATTTGTACCATGGGGTGCATTTTCTGATATTAAAAGAGTTATTACTTCTGAAATGTTCTACCCTGTATATGTTTCTGGTCTATCTGGAAACGGTAAAACTTTTATGGTAGAACAAGCATGTGCTAAACTTGGTAGAGAATTCATTAGAGTTCAGATTAATCCTGAAACTGATGAAGATGATTTACTAGGTGGATTCAGACTTGTTAATGGAGAAACTGTTTTCTCTAAAGGTCCGGTTCTTAAAGCTATGGAAAATGGAGCAATCCTTCTCTTAGATGAGATCGATAGAGCTACTAACAAGATCATGTGTTTACAAGGTATCTTGGAAGGTAAGCCAGTACTAGTCAAAAAGACTGGTGAAGTTGTTTCTCCTACAAAAGGTTTTAACGTAATTGCTACTGCAAATACTAAAGGTAAAGGTTCAGAAGACGGCAGATTTACTGCAGCTTCTATCATTGATGATGCTTTCCTTGAAAGGTTTACTATAGCTATCGATCAACCATTTGCTTCAGCTGGTGTTGAAAAGAAAATTCTTCTTAACCACTTTGCAAAGTTTACTGAAATGGACGATGATGATGGAACAAGCATCGAGTTTACTGATAAACTTATTGCTTGGGCTGATATTATCAGAAAAACATTCTATGATGATGGAGTCGATGAAGTTATTTCAACAAGAAGGCTTTGCCACATTGCTCAAACTTACTCTATATTTCAAGATAGAATGAAAGCAATTAATTTATGTATTTCTAGATTTGATGATGATACTAAAGAAGCGTTCTTAGATCTTTATACTAAAATCGACGCGGATGTTAACGCATTCAATCAACCTGAAGTTGAAGAAGTCGCAGATCAGGAGGACGATATTGACTACTAAAACAAATTTTATTTTTAATGAAGATCAGCTCTGTAAAGAGCTGGCTTCGTATATCGAGCAGACTTATAGTCAACACTACTCGAAAAACAAGTTTCAAGCAACTGAATTCATCATTGACGGAGGTCATGGTGAAGGATTTTGCATTGGGAATATCCTTAAATACGCTCAAAGATATGGGAAGAAGGAAGGATATAATCGTGCCGACTTAATGAAGGTACTACATTATGCAATAATTGCGTTATATGTTCATGACGAACATACTACTAAACCACAAAATGAGGAGGCTTAAGTGAATATTAGCAACGAAACCTTGGAGGTATTGAAGAATTTTTCTTCGATTAATCCTAATATAGTATTTGAACCTGGACAAAAACTTAAAACTATCTCTGAAGCCAAGAACATTATGGCTATCGCAGAGACAGTCGAAGATTTTCCAGAGTTTGGAATCTATGATTTAAACGAATTTTTATCTGTACTCAATCTAATTGATAATCCAAGTCTAGCATTCGATACCAATATGGTTAATATCGAAAATGCTACTACTGGACCAGGTAAAACATCAGTAAAGTATTTCTTTTCAGATAAAGAGATTCTTACAACGCCGCAAAAAGATATAACAATGCCAGATGCTGAATTTGGTATCGAACTTGCAGCAGATAAATTATCACAAATTAGAAAAGCAGCTGCAGTCTTAGGACATTCAGAGCTTGCTATTAGTGGTAAAGACGGTATAATTAAATTATCAGTACTTGATACAAAAGACTCAAGCGCAAACGTGTTTGATATGGATTTAGATGCAGACAATGCATGCAAGAATGAATTCAACTTTATAATTAACATACCTAATTTAAAACTTCTTGAAGGTGACTACTTTGTTACGATATCTTCGAAACTGATCTCACAATGGTCTAATTCGAATTATCCAATAACTTATTTTATCGCTTTAGAGAAATCGTCAGATTTTCGTGTATAAATATAATAACATGAAAAGAAAAGAGTCGCCAATTATGGGGCTCTTAAATTTGTCTAACCTATAGGAGAATATTATGACAGATGCAAATCAAGCAGCAGAAACTGCAGCACCAGCACCAGGAATCACTCTTGGAGATATGGCAACGATGGTTCAAATCGTTGATCTATGCTCAAAAAGAGGAGCTTTCGAAGGTCCAGAACTAGAAGTTGTCGGCGGATTAAGATCCAGAGTCGTAGCTTTTGTTGAGGCTAATCAGCCAAAAGACACTGAGGCCCCTGAAGGCGATGTACCGGTAGTGGATGCAGAACCTGTTGAAGACTCTACTGAAGAGTCCTAATTCGTGTGGGGTGCAATGCCCCACCAATTATATTATTAATCGTTTACATTATGCCAAAAGTATGGTATAATATATAAACAACAAAGGAATTATTATGGAAAAACGTGAATCAACTGAACTGTTAACAGCTTTAAAAAAAGGCTCAGTAACAGTTTCATTTCGAAAAATAGACACAGGGGAACTAAGAGTTATGCCCTGTACTCTCAATCCAAAAGTATTAGAAGCAAATGGTGTAACAATGGAAATTGATTATTCTGCTCGCGATATGGAAGCTTATCCAGTATGGTCTTTAGATAAAGACGCCTGGAGATCATTTAGGCTTGATACTGTAGAAGGTTGGGAGGTATTAGGTGAATGAATTTCTCTGGGTAGAAAAATACAGACCGTCTAAGATTGACGAAACTGTATTGCCTGACAATATTAAAAACACGTTCAAAGACATCGTAGCTGGAGGAGAGTTACATAATATGTTATTGACTGGTACTCCTGGTACTGGTAAAACAACAGTAGCTAGAGCTTTATGTAACGAATTAGACTTAGATTATCTATTAATTAATGGATCTGAAGAGTCTGGTATCGATACGTTAAGAACTAAAATTAAACATTTCGCATCAAGCGTATCTCTTTCGGGTGGATATAAGGTTGTAATTCTCGATGAAGCTGATTACTTAAATCCACAATCTACCCAACCTGCTTTAAGAGCGTTCATTGAAGAATTCAGTTCTAATTGTAGATTTATTCTTACATGTAATTTTAAAAATCGAATCATAGAGCCTCTACATTCTAGATGTTCTACTATCGAATTTAATATTGCTCAAAAAGATATGCCACCATTGCTAGCTCAGTTCTTAGATCGTTGCGAAATGATTCTTAAAGTGAACAATGTTAACTATGAGAAACAAGTACTAGCTGAACTCTTAATGAAACATATGCCAGACTGGCGTAGAGTTTTAAATGAATTACAAAGATACTCAGTATCAGGCACAATAGATTCTGGCATACTTGTCAATCTTAATGACGTCTCAATTGATAAACTAATTAATCATCTTAAACTTAAAAACTTCAGAGGTATGAGACAATGGGTTGCAGATAATATGGACAGCGAACCAGCTGCTTTATTCAGAAAAATATATGATAATATGAATGACTATATTGACCCCCAGTCGATTCCTCAAACAGTTCTTATCTTAGCTGATTATCAATACAAGAACAGCTTTGTAGCAGATCATGAACTAAACTTAGTAGCATGCTTAACTGAAATTATGGCAGGAGTCAAATTCAAATGAATGACTTAGTCATACAAGAATTACAAATATACAAAAATAATATCAGAGAATTGCAAGCTCAATTAGCTGCAGCTCATAAAAGAATTAGTGAACTTACTGACGAAATCACAGATCAGAAAATGAAACAAAAAAGCATGACTGAACTGAATTACGATGGTAATGAAACTCGTGGGAGGTATGGAGAAGATGAATCCATTTGAATACGTAAAAGCAATTAATACCTCAAAGAAAGACATTATGGTTGATGATCTAGCTGAAAAAGAATATCCAGCTTTTCTCGTTAATCGATCTCTATCTTATTTTCAAGATACAATACTCTATGCGAATGAAATGAATATACAACATCACATAGATAGTCGCCTTCAGTTTGATTTTTTTATAAATATAATTAAGAAGAAAAATCGATTTTCAAAATGGCTTAAGCCAACTGAGATCGATAATATTGAAATAATTAAAGAATATTATGGATATAGCAATGAGAAAGCTAAATCTGTATTAGCATTGTTCGGACAGAATGAGATCGATGCATTAAGACAAAGGATTTACAAAGGTGGAAGATCAAAATAATAACCAAATAACAGACTGGTCTCCGGCATCTATGCTCGAGATTACGTTAAACGAACCAGACGATTTTTTAAAGGTAAGAGAAACTCTTACTAGAATAGGAGTAGCTTCGAGAAAAGACAACAAGCTATTTCAATCGTGTCATATTCTGCATAAACAAGGCAGATACTTTATAGTCCATTTTAAAGAACTATTTCTATTAGACGGAAAGCCTTCTAATTTAATAGTTAATGATGTACAAAGAAGAAATACAATTGCAACTCTACTCGCAGATTGGGGATTACTATCCATGATTAAGCCAGAAGAAGCAAAGGATATAGCACCTCTACGTCAGATTAAGGTAATACCTTATAAAGACAAACAACTATGGGAACTATGTCCAAAATATAATATTGGTAATAATCAATCTGAAGATTGAACTATTATAAATATAATAGAGAAACGTCGGAATGGCCGAGTTTCCAATAACCTTGCTATTTAATAGGAGGAACATAAAATGGTAAGAAATACAATGAACGTGCCGCGTTCTTTATTTATCGGATTTGAACCGATACTAAACGAGCTTGAAAGAATCCACTCAGCTGGACGATCTCAAGATAACTATCCACCTCATAACGTTGTTAAGGTCGATGATGAAAATTTCATTATTGAACTTGCTGTTGCGGGATTCTCGGAAGAGGACATTTCCGTTGAGGTTAAAGATGGGATACTTTTAGTAAAGGCAGAAAGCTCGATTAAAGATGATCGCGAATATGCACATAAAGGTATATCATCCCGCAAATTCGAGAAGTCCTTCCGACTCTCAGAGTTTGTCGTAATAGATGGTGCTGACCTTAAGAATGGAATACTAGTGGTGAATGCCAGAGTTGAAGTTCCAGAAGAGAGGCGTCCGAGGAAGATCAATATAGGGTCTACTGGGACATCAACAAAGAAAGAGTTTATTTCAGAATAATCTCTCAATTAGCGAAAACTCAGTAGATATGTTTAGCAACAATTTACTGGAGATAAATGATGACAAAGATTAAAGCTTATATGGCTGACCATCATGATATCGCTAAGACCTTATTAGACATGATGGAGGTATTTGTAATAGCAGCAGTTTGTTTAGGTACAACACCTGCAATTATATACTTCACAATGCACTAATAAGATCCAACGATAATATCATTAGAGTGGGAGTTAGTAGAAATACGAAGCTCCCCACTCACCTACTAAAATAATGAAAATAATCGTTTACATTTGACTTGAAATGTGGTATAATATATATAATGACAAATTTTTACACTAACGTTACTCGCTATGGAAATACTCTGCTTTACCGTGGAATAGAAAACGGTAAACGAGCTACCAAACGCGTTAAATACAAACCAAGACTTTACGTTACTACGAATCGGCCGACTGAATGGCATGCTCTTAATGGACAGCCAGTAGGAGAAGTTGAATTTGATTCTATGCGTGATGCTAAAGAATGGATTGATGAAAAGAAACATATTGTCGGTCTTGATCTTCATGGCCAAGTTCGATATGTCTCAGCATTTATCAATGACAAGTTTCCAGGCAAAATCGAATTCGATCGTAATAAGATTAATGTAACTACAATTGATATTGAAGTACAATCTGACGACGGCTTTCCTCAACCTGAAGATGCAGCATATCCAATTACAGCTATCTGTCTCAAAAACAACATTGACAATACTTACTATGTCTGGGGTTGTGGAGACTATGATGTTAAAAAGACTCTTATGAAAACTAACAGAGTCATATACAAGCAGTTCGAAAACGAATCGCTACTCTTGCATGATTTTCTTGAACATTGGTCTAAAGAATCAAATACTCCTGACGTCTTAACTGGCTGGAACGTTCGTTTCTTTGATTTACCTTATATCGTAAATCGTATCAAAAGACTTATTGGCGAAGAACAAATCTATAAGCTATCGCCGTGGGGCAAGTCTCTAAAAGGTCATGCTTTCCAAGATGACAGACCTAGTTCTAAGTTTGGACGCGAACAAGCTGGATATAGAATACAAGGGATATCTGTTATCGATTATCTAGAGCTCTTTCAAAAGTTTGGATACTCTTACGGCCCACAAGAAACATATAAACTTGATCACATAGCTAATGTTGTTCTTGGCGAAAAGAAACTATCTTACGATGAGTATCATGATCTCTTTTCTCTATATAAACATAACTATCAAAAGTTTATTGATTATAATATTAAAGACGTAGAACTCGTTGATCGACTCGAAGATAAGCTTGGTCTTATTACGCTTGCTGTAACTATGGCTTATCAAGCTGGAGTTAATTATACTGATACCTTTGGTACTACAGCTATCTGGGATAGTATCATATATCGACAACTAAATGACAAAAAAGTAGCTATTCCTTTTGCTGAAGATAAGCACAAAACAATGTATCCAGGCGGCTATGTAAAAGATCCTCATGTAGGAATGCATGAATGGGTTACTAGTTTCGATTTGAATTCTCTATATCCTTCAATTATTATGCAGTACAATATGTCTCCAGAGACTATTGCTAACGGCATGACTGAACAAGTTAATGTTGATGGATTACTATTAGATAATAAACCCGTACGTACAAAAGACATGGCTCTTGCTGCGAACGGTCAGTATTTCAGAACTGATAAGAAAGGTATACTACCTGAAATCATCGATGAAATGTACACAGAACGTGTTGAGATTAAGAATGCTATGATTCAAGCTCAACAACAACTACAACTCATAGATAAAAATGATAAACAAGAATTATACAAAATTGAAAGGGATATTGCCATCAATGAAAATCGACAAATGGCAATTAAAATTCTCCTTAATTCTCTTTATGGTGCTCTCGGCAATCGTTATTTTCGATTCTTCGATCAGAGAATTGCAGAAGCCATTACCCTCACCGGACAGCTTACAATTCGATGGGCCGAATACTCCATCAATACTTACCTCAACAAAGTGTTACAACCAGCCAAACCCAAGGATTACGTACTTGCAATCGACACGGACTCTTTGTATGTTGGCTTAGGCGACTTAGTCGATAAAATCAATCCTTCTGATCCTACCAGCTTCTTAGATAAGGCTGCATCAGAAATGCTCGAACCAGTTTTAGCACAGTCTTATGATAGACTATATGCTAAACTCGGAGGCATCGATAATCGAATGGTCATGAAACGTGAAGCAATTGCAGATCGTGGTATATGGACAGCTAAGAAAAGATATATTCTCAATGTACATGACAATGAAGGTGTACGATATGCTGAGCCTAAGCTTAAAATCATGGGCATTGAAGCTATCAAGTCATCTACTCCTGCTCCATGCAGAGATGCTCTAAAAAAGATCTTCAATGTAATCATAACAGCTAACGAATCAGATACTCAACTAGCTATTGATCAATTTAAAGGCTATTTCAGGACTCTTAATCCTGATGAGATTGCTTTTCCACGTGGAGTAACTAAAGTAAAACAATTCAAAGGTACTGATACTCTCTACAAAAAGGGTACACCAATTCATGTTCGTGGTAGTTTACTCTATAACCACATGTTATCTGACTTGTCATTACAAAAGAAATACGAAAAGATTAAAAACGGAGAAAAGATTAAGTTTATCTATCTTCGTACTCCAAATCCAATTCATGAAAATGTCATATCGTTTCCAACGTATCTGCCTGATGAATTTAATTTGCATAAATATATAGACTACGATACACAATTTCAAAAGACTTTCCTCGATCCAATTGAGCCGATCCTGGAAGCAATAGGCTGGTCTTCCGAAGAACGTTCTACATTAGATGAATTCTTTGCATAATAATCCTTTACAAATGGCTCAAAGTATGGTATAATATAACTATGAAAATGAAAAAAGAAATCAAATTAGTCAGGCTATCGTCTGGTGAAGAAATTATAGCTAATGTGGAAACATATGATAACCACGTTAAGTTATACGATGGGATCGTCATGATTCCTGCTGGTGAAGGCAAAATTGGCTTTATGCCGTGGATGCCTTATACAAAAGCTGCAGATGGACTGCTTATTAATAATAAATGGATTCTATTTGTAATTGAACCAGTCGGAGATATGATTGATCAATTTAAACAGGCAACAAGTCCTATAGACTTGAGCCAATCAAAGGGTAAAATACAGATATGAGTATGAACTGGCCACAAGATATCACAGAAATGCAAACCGTATACGGTACGCGAGACTGGGTAGCGGCAAATAAAGATAAACTAGTTCAGTTTTTGAACTTTAGAGCTGATTTTCTACAAGAAGAATTAGATGAAACTAAAAGAGCGATTTTAGCTGAAGATGCTGAAGAAATCGTTGATGGTCTTATTGATCTTTGCGTAGTAGCAATCGGTACTCTCGATGCATTTGGCGTCGACGCTCATAAAGCTTGGAATGAAGTTTTAATAGCAAACATGGATAAATCAGTTGGTGTAAAAGAGTCAAGGCCTAATCCACTTGGACTACCAGATCTCGTTAAAGGAGATGACTGGGAACCACCATCACACAAAGGTAATTATGGCGATCTCCCTAACAATTTTTGACAGTATTTATGATAATACAACGATTAAAAGAATGGACTACGAGTCATTTGAAGAATTCGAATCAGTCATCTATAGACTTGCCGAATCCACCAAATATCGTACAAAGTCTGAAGCACCTCTCATCAGTCCTGCTATATATCTGCCTGATACTACTCGGGCTAACGATAATGTGGTTGCTTGGGGCGGCTTTGGTATTCTCGATATTGATAACTTTAGCGGTGATATAAAAGAAATTGAATCTAAGTATGAGAGATATAAATATATTTGTTATTCTACTGCAAGTTCTAGTTTACATGAGCCTCGCTTTAGGTTGGTATTTCCTTTAACCGAAAACGTTAATAAGGATAATATCAAACATTTCTGGTTTGCTCTTAATAAGGAAATCGGCGATATAGCAGATGCTCAAACTAAAGATTTGAGTCGTATGTATTATATACCAGCAAAGTATAAAGATTCATTTAACTTTATATTTACGCATGATGGTGATATTATGGATCCCAATGAATTGATGTCAAAACACAAATATGTTTTACCTGAAGAAAGCTTTTATGAAAGACTTCCAAAAGCTATTCAAGAAGGATTACGAAAGCATAGAGAAAATTCTCTAAATAACAAATCATATTCATGGACAGGATATAAAGACTGTCCTTTTGTCAACAAACGACAAATAGAAGAATACAAAGTTTTAAACGATGGTTGGTATTACAAGCTTTATCAGATAATGGTATCTGTTGCTGGTAATGCTGTAAGCAAAGGTTATCCTATAACAGCAAAAGAAGTTGAATTTATAATTCGAGATCTTGATGCTGATTGTGGCAATTGGTATCTTAAAAGACCAATAGATAAAGAAGCTGAAAGAGCTATCGAGTTTGTTTTTAGAAAAAATATATAGGAGTATATTATGAAAAAGTTGTTTTATAAACACGTAATAAAGATTTGCGTATTAGTTACCTTACCATTATGGTTTGCGTTCTTTTCTCAAGTCGTTCAAGCTTATGAAGAAACTAATGATAGATTTTGTTTAGCTCAAAACATCTATTTTGAATCTGGTAATCAACCTTATGCTGGTAAAATAGCTGTAGCTCATGTAACTTTAAATAGAGTTGAAGACTTACAGTTTCCAGAAACTATATGCGGAGTAGTATATCAAACAAAATCATATTATACTTCATGGAAAGGAGAACTAGTTCCGCACAGAGGAATGTGCCAATTCAGTTGGTATTGTGATGGAAAGTCAGATGAACCAAAAGATTCTAAGACATGGATAGAATCGATTCGAATAGCTGATATTGCGTTAAACAATAATCAGAATGATATTACTGAAGGTTCCCTTTGGTATCATGCAACATATATAACCCCGTATTGGGCAGATCATTTAACAGAAGTTATAACAATAGAAGACCATAGGTTTTACAAATAGGAGATAGATATGACAACAGGTGAATACCATACTTATGAAAAAGGCAACAGAGTAGCAATCGTTATGAAAAATAACGAAGGCTTTTATGTAAATCTTTTTGAAAGCAATAAGTTAATAGAAACCAGACAAGTGTATAACCATTCAGAACAGTATGCCGAAAATGTAGCAGAAAACTGGGTAGAACAAATATTATTAACAGAATGATAGATTTTACACTTGATGATATAAACCCTATTCAACTTCATGATAGAGCTTTAGAAGAAGCTAAAAAAATTAAATCAAATAAATCGTTTAAAAATAGCGGTAGAACTTGGGAAGATTTACTTAGACAAACTCGTAGAGGCCATGCTGCAGAAATCTATCTTATAGAAGTATTAGGATATAAAGATGATGAACGAGAATACAAAGACGTTATCGATCCAGCTGGAAATTTTGTTGAAGTTAAAGTAACTAATTCAGAAAGAAATATACCATTCATGATCGAAAGATTTGCTAATATAAAGCTAACTGAAGAGTGGAAAGATTGGCCAGACCATCTTATAATTTTTATTAATCCTATTGATTCATCAGAATATACTTATAATTCTAGATGGCAATGGATAAACAACCAATGGAGAGAGAACCATACAACAGATGAAAATAAATGAAAATAATCCTTTACATTTCATTGAGACTGTGGTATAATATATAATATGAAAGAAAGTTTAAAAGTGTTACAAGAATGTGCAGAAATGCAAACAAAAAAATCTCAAGATTATCAAAGTCATGAGTCGACAGTACTTCAAGCGATGCATTATCGCAGAGGTATCGATACAATTCATGATATCTTAATCGGCAAGATGCAGAGAGCGACTTCAATAATTGAATCAGGTAACGAACCTAATTATGAATCGCTAGAAGATACCTACAAAGATATGGTTAACTATGCAAGTTTTGCAGTATCATATATTCGTGGTAAAATGGAAGGACAAGATCCTGAACGAGACATGTTTAATAAAAGGAAAATTGATGTATCAGAACACGACTAAAGATATTGCAGAAATCTTTGTAAATGCTCTTGAAAATAAAGAGTTTACAATGGATAAAACTGGCTGTAAAACAATTGAAATAATTGGTGCTAATTTTATCGCAGATAAGCCAGCAATATTTGGTAAGCCAAACTATGAATATATCGATAAAGAAATCGATTGGTACGAATCTGAATCAACTAATATTAATGATATATATGGTGATGAAAGAGAACCACCTGAAGCATGGAAGTATTCAGCAGATCCTCATGGAAATATTAATTCTAATTATGGTAAGCTTATATATTCACAACAATATTATAATCAATATGCGTGCGTAGTAGAAGAGTTATGTGATAATCCAGATTCCCGTAGAGCATCAATGATATATCAAAGACCAAGTATATGGACTGAATATTATCAAAATGGTAAATCAGATTTTATTTGTACAAATGCAGCAACTTATTATATTCGCGACGGCCAAGTACATTCAGTAGTTCAAATGAGATCTAATGATGTAGTATTTGGATATCGTAACGATTATGCTTGGCAAGAATATGTATTAAAATCTTTAGTTCATGATTTAGAAAAAGAAATGTATTTTGGTAGTCTTGAAGTAGGTAACATCTTCTGGCAAGTACAAAATTTACATGTTTATGAAAGACATTTTGATTTGGTTAAATAAATGAACAAATGGGATCAAAGATATTTAGGCTTAGCTAAAGAAATAGCTGGCTGGTCTAAAGATCCAAGTACGCAAGTTGGCGCGATTGCGGTATCTGATATGGGTGGAGTTATTGCTCAAGGCTATAATGGGTTTCCTCGAGGAATCGAAGATAACGAATATAGACTAGCCGATAAAGAATCTAAATACAGATATGTAGTGCATGCTGAAATGAATTGTATATATAACGCAGCTTATCAAGGCTCATGTCTTGTAGGCTCAACAATATATGTACATGGATTGCCAGTATGTAATGAATGCGCAAAAGGAATAATTCAATCAGGTATAATTAGAGTAGTATCGCCGAAAATAAAAGACGGGACTATTATTCCAATTAAATGGAAACAATCATTATATACAACGCTTGAATTATTTGAAGAAGTCGGAATCGACTATGATTTCGTCTAGTATAAATATATTATAGAGTGAGCTACTCTGGCCTCCAGCCAAATCTACTCACTATAATAAACTGATATAAAAGGAGGAAATAACTTATGTCAAAAATAAATATCGCCATCGCAGGCGTAGGCAATTGTTCATCAGCACTCGTGCAAGGTGTTCAATATTATAAAGAAAACCCAGAAGATACTATTGGTCTAATGTTTCAAGACATTGGTGGTTATTCAGCTTCGAACTTTAATTTCGTAGTTGGATTTGATGTAGATTCGCGTAAAGTTGGTAAAAGACTAAACACTGCAATCTATGCAAAGCCAAATTGTAATATGGAAGTATATCCTGAAGGTCATGATATGAGCTGTATTACTAATGAATCAACTGTATATAGATCACCAACACTTGATGGCATTGCGCCACATATGCATGATCTAGACGAAAACGTTTCATTCTTAGAAGATACAGAAACTGATGCTATTACAGCAACTCAGTATCGTAAAATTCTTAAAGAAAGTAAAGTTGATGTATTACTCAATTACATGCCAGTAGGTTCTGAAGAAGCTGCTAGATGGCATATTGAAAATGCTATTCGTGCAGGAATTCATATTGTTAATTGTATGCCAACTTACATCTCAACTAAAGATGCTATGGACTTAGAACAACTAGCAATCGATAATGGTGTTACTATTGTTGGTTCAGATATGCGTTCTGATTATGGAGCTTCTCGTTTATCTGAAGTACTACAAGGATCTATTATGGATTCTGGTTTATTAGTTACTCAGCACATACAAGAGAATAAAGCGTGTGGAGCGACTCAAGGAGATATGCGTAGAACAGGACGTACTGCTAACACAGATTTCTTGAATATGGCTACTAAAGACCGTCTAAAGAATAAGCATATTTCGAAAGAAAATGTACTTAATGGTCAAGCTGTAGTACGTGGTAAAGATATCGCTGGTCTTACAATGTATGCTGGTCCATCTCTTACTGTTTTTCAGAAACCAGGTGATGAGTATATTGGATCAGATAATAAAATCGCTAATATCGATATGGTATTTTGGGGTTGGGCAGGAGCTCGTTATGAACTAACTGCTCGTCTATCCGTTCAAGATTCTCCAAATAGCGCTGGTATCGTATATGATGCTATTCGATTTTGTAAGGTTGCTTCTGAAATGGGAATTGTTGGCTACTTACGTGGTCCATCAGCATGGTCACAAAAGACTCCACCAGAACAACTTAAAACAGCAGATGCTAAATTTGAATGTGATGCATTAGCTCGTAGAGTTTTAACTGATAAAACAACTCCACAACTTCAACAAAATAAACCAAAGGTAGAAGATCTAACTTATACATTCCAATCAGGCGAGAATGACTATGCGTGATCAAATAAGAATTAATACTTTTGACATTGATGGCGTAATAGATTTTGGTGAAGATTTTACAGGCGTAAGACCTAGTTATGGTGATATTATCATAACTGGGCGGCCGATCTACGAATTAAAAAAGACTCAAGAGATGCTTATTTCTAGAGGTATAGATAATATAGTATATTGTAATCCTCTTTCAAGAGATGACATTAGATACAATAGGAATACCTCAGGTCAATTTAAATCTGGGATAATTACTACATTAAAAAAAATAGGCTATGACATTGCAATGCATTTTGAGGATGATCCAATTCAGATCAAAGAAATTAGAAAAGATCATCCAGACCTTAATATTATACATTTGAAGCGAGAAGATGGGATACTCGAATACTAAATACTTATACGACTGGAATACATACGATACGGAATTAATGAAGGACTTTAATTGGTTCCTTTATAAAGTTAATCAAAGAGCTTGCATTCAGCAAGGCTTTATATCTGAAAAATACGAAGCTGTAAATCGGCATGGAGAAACTGACTTTGGCTTAGGCGAAGATGTAGAATATTTCCATCCAACAATTACTCTTGATGATCGTATGAGATTCATTGGTACTCAAATTGCTTCTCATCCAATGAGTTTGACTAACATTGTCGGTAATACAATTATATCTCATTTCTATGGAGCAAGAGGAGTTCATTTTCTAGCTTCAGGTCAAGATGGAGACTTTGTCGACTTTGATAGAATTGCTGATAAAGATAATGATTATAAAGCTTTTATTAAAGGTAATTTAGATAAAGCTACAAAAAATAAGCAACCAATATGGGGTACTACAGAATTACATACCTCGATTCAAACGTCAGCAAGAAACTTTTGTCGGGAATACTATAATCAGCCAGATAGAAAGTTTCATGCATTTGACGTATGTGAATGGGTTGCTTCGTTTAGAGATACAAAGATAATCGAAGGAATGTTAAACTGTAATAATATGGAACAAGTGTATACACTTCTCCGTACGTTGCCTGGCATTGGAGAGTATTATGGATTTCATTGCGCAGCTTCTACATCAGTTTTACCTCAAATGAAATATCACCATGATCAAAGATTTGTATCTCCAGGACCTGGTGCTGTATATACAATAAAATTAATGTGGCCAAATGCTCCAAAGAAAGCGTATGCTGATTCTATTTATTTTTTAAGAGAAAATTCAGATGAAATTGGACTTACAGCTAATGTTGATTTCGACAGTAATGCATTTAATATCAAACTAAGAGACGGAAGTTCTTTATTTTCTGAAGAACAAAATACTCTAAAGTACTATGGAACAGAAGTACTTTGTTGTCAGTTTGGTGTATATCTACAAATACGAGATGACGAAAAAGCATGCGCTCGTAGGCAAGTAGCAAGAGCTAAGACAACAAACACACAATCATTATCGGAGTTTATGTAATGGAATTAAGAGAATATAAAGGCGTTCTTCATCGAAAAGGAAATAGAACAGATAGAAACATGATCAACGATTGTAGAAATAACTACGAAGATTTTAGATTTTTCCCTGGGTCAGTAGTAGTCGATTTCGGAGCAAACATCGGAGGATTTGCTCATATGTGTAAGAATGGAAACGTAGATGAATATATTGGGTATGAAGCTGATCCAGAAAATTTTGAGATTCTAGCTAAGAATTTTCCAAGTGAAAAGGGTATTATTCATAGAGCTGCAGTATCTCATTTAGATGATGAGACATTAACATTTTATAGAACTCCTACAGATCAAGGAACATGCTCAGGATCTGTAACTCCTAATTATCGTTCAAAGAAAAGAAGAACATTAAGATATGAAGTAACTAATTATAATATAGATAAAGTACTCGATGAGCATAGACCAACGCATTTAAAGATGGATATTGAAGGAACAGAAGCGCATTGGTTAGAACAGAACAATGGTATATTACCGAGATACATAGAAGAATTTGCACTAGAATTACATAATAAATCAAACGTTTACAAATTCATGGAAATGTGGTATAATAATATAATAAAGGATTTTAAGATAGTAAGAGCACGTGCAGATTATGGATTTGAAAATGATAACTTCTGGGAATTTCCAGAGCTTGAGATTGCAGGAAGCGGTTCTCTTTTTGGTGTAGATATATTCATGAGAAGAAGAAAATGAATAATATAGAATTAGCAAAATTACAAGATGGTCAATTAGTGTATGGTACTTATGAAGAATGTGAAGCATACGCTGAAAAAGAAGACACTTGTGTTGATATCTATTTAGATCATGTAAATCCTTCAACAGTGTATAATAAATTTAAATGGATAGGCAAAGGATTATCAGATCCTTATGCTGTTTCTGTTCCTTATAACTATGATAAAGCGAAGCCGGCTGGAACGTTTAATACTAGAGGAGTTAATACAGATAAATGGTAAGATACTATTGGAAATTATGGGCTAAGTCCCTAGGAGAAAAAGCATCAGATGATCCAAAAGAAGCTGATATAGTTGCTCTTATGAGAACAGTTATTGTAATAGTAAATTTTGGAACTTGCTTTTTTATTATATCAGGTATACTGAGGCATTGGTAATGAAGAATATTATTAATTGTCCTTTCATACCAATTGCAAAAAGAGCAGCATCCCATAGAGGAGCACAAGGAGTAATATATGGCGATCAAATACAACAAAAATACGGACACTGCGATGTCAATTATGGCGGAACAATTAGCGACCACAATGACTATGATAGTCTTTGGGTTTATCATGGCAGTGACTGGAGCGGTGGTCTCAATATGTTTGGTGGTGTCTATGGTTTTCCATATGTTCAAAACACTGTTAACTTTTCTAGATTTACCGGAAAGGTTTATTCAATTGGAATCGATTTTCCACCGTACCATGAAATGGTTCAAGGAAAACTTGACTCCGCTAAGAAAGAAGTTCAGCCGGAATGGTTGGAAGTAGACATTGAAAATTTAAAAAGGATGTATGATACTGCAGAAACAGTTATATTTCCAAACTTAACTAAAAAATTAATCGTAGGAGATTCACATTCAATCTGTATGTATAGACCAGGTTGGACTGTAAATAGTGTTCCGTTTAAGACATTGAATGGAGCATTAAACGATGGATTAGAATCATATATCAACGTAGAGACTGAAGGTTCAGTAGAATTCTATTTTGGTAATATAGATATAAGACATCATGTATGTAGACTGGAAGGCGGTTGGGAGAAGAACGTAAAAGATCTAGCTGAACGATATGTAACGGAGGTGAAGAACTTATCTGTTCCAGGTCGTATTTACGAACTTCTACCCATCGAGAACGAATCAAGAAAGCTTCCTCAGTCAGGATACTATAAAGGACAACCATTTTATGGAAGTTGGGATGAAAGAAACAGAGCAAGAAAACTCTTTAATGAGATTATTCATGACTCTGGATTAGGAATCGAATGGACTAAATATTTATTAAACAAAGACGGAGAACTAGATTTTGCTTATATGGAAAAGCCTAAATCAATTCATTTGTCAAGAGAATTCTATCCATATTGGAACGGTATAGAAAACAACAATAGCTTGGAGGAGTTTTTCGGATGAAATATGCGAGTATAATACCACTTATAGGTGGAGAAACAATAGCAATGGAGAATGTTTTTGGTAAAAGACCAGAATATATTCTCACTTTTGAGGGATTTCAGGCTAATGAAGAACACCTTTTACACCGTTATAACAATGAGGTCCCATATTTGAACCTCTCAGAGGGCCACAGTTACACAGAAAAAGTTGATGTGATTAATACTGTATGCCCATGTGCAGGGCTAAGCTCACTTAGTCCATCAGCAGCAAGTAATAATCCTATGAATGATTGGATGTATAAAGCTGCAGAATATGTACTTGGTGAAGTAAAGCCAAAGGTATTCTGGGGAGAAAACGCTCCTAGATTAGCATCTAAAATGGGAGAACCTGTAGTTAAAAGACTAAGAAAGATTGGCGAAGAGAATGGTTATTCATTTTCTATATTTAAAACTAAATCCATACTTCATGGATTAAGCCAAGTAAGAGATAGAACATTCTATTTCTTTTGGGAAGGAGATCACGTTCCTTTATTTGATTATATATTAGAAAGACCAGGTAATATTGCTGATGACATACGTAATGTAGAACGTAGAAAAGACGATCCAATGAGCCAGATACTATGTAATGAAGCAAAGCCTTCAGATAATCCTTACTATCGATATGTATTAGAAGTATTAGAAGGTGGTATAACACATGAAGAGTTTGCAGCTAAAATAGAAAAAACAACTAATCCAATGGATTATATAGAAGAAAGAACTAATTATAAGAAAGTAGCTGAATGGATGAGAGAAAATGGATACGATAACGTAGCTAAAAAATGTGATAGACAATATCATAAGCTTAAAGCTGGCGGTAATATAATGCGTAAAACTACAGAAATACCTAAAGACAAGATAGGCGCTTTTGTAGGACACATGCCTACATGTTTAACTCATCCTGATGAAGATAGATACCTTACTGTACGTGAAGCTTTATCATTAATGAAACTACCAGATGATTTTATCTTACTAAATCCTAAACGTTCTTTAAATCATATCTGCCAAAACGTACCAGTTACTACAGCTGAGCATCCTGCTCGTATGATAAAGAAATACTTTGATAATCAATTAGATATGATTGAGACTAAATTCTTAGTACAAGATAACAAAAAAAGATCCTATAAAAGTGAAAATAATCCTTTACAATTGGACCAATTTATGGTATAATATACTATATATTAAAAATAATGGAGAAACTATGCCAAGTATAGATTTAAGACCTCGCAAGAGGCATCCCAAAGATAAAAGGCCATCGACACCTATGCCTTTTGACGTCGCCCTTAGAAAATTTCGTAAGAAAGTAGAAAGAGCTGGGATAATTCAAGAGGTTCGTAAAAGAGAGTATTATGAAAAACCTGCTCAAGCTAGACAAAGAAAAATGAAAGAAGCTGTTAAAAGGCAAAAGAAATTGCATGCTTCTACTCAATTATCAAGAAACCCTAGGAGGTATGTGTAATGTCTATAATGGATAAACTTAAAAAGAATTCTAAGATTAAAGGAACTGATATCTTAGAAGATTCTATATTCTTTCAAGAGAAAGATTCAGTAGCAACATCAGTTCCAATGATTAACGTAGCCTTATCTGGTGATGTTGAAGGCGGAATGACAAGTGGATTAACAGTATTAGCTGGTCCATCAAAGCATTTCAAAACCTCATTTGCTTTACTTATGGCTGCAGCTTATTTAAAAGAACATAAAGATGCAGTAATGTTATTCTATGATTCAGAGTTTGGTTCACCACAATCTTATTTTGAAGCATTTGGTATCGATCCAACAAGAGTATTACACACACCTATAACTGATGTTGAACAGCTGAAGTTTGATTTAGTGGGTCAATTAGACAACCTAGATAGAGGTGATAAAGTTTGCGTAGTAATAGATTCCATTGGTAATCTAGCTTCTAAAAAGGAACTAGAAGATGCGCTTAATGAAAAGTCTGTGGCAGATATGTCCAGAGCTAAAGCTTTAAAGGGACTGTTCCGCATGGTGACTCCTTATTTAACAATGAAGAACGTCCCTTTACTCGCTGTCAATCATACATATCAAGAAATTGGTTTGTTTCCAAAGGCTGTAGTTTCAGGTGGAACAGGTATCTACTACTCAGCAGATAACATTTGGATTATTGGTAGAAGGCAAGAAAAACAAGGAACAGAAATTAAAGGATATCATTTCATTATTAACGTAGAGAAATCAAGGTTTGTTAGAGAAAAGTCTAAGGTACCTATTAGCGTTACGTGGGAAGGTGGTATTGAAACTTATTCTGGATTGCTTGAAGTAGCAATGGCAGGTGGTTATGTAGCTAAGCCAACAGTTGGTTGGTATCAAAAGGTTGATAGAGAAACAGGAGAATTACTAGGAAGTAAAGTAAGAGAAAAAGATACTCTTAATACAGAATTCTGGGAGTCTATCTTTAAAGAAACAGACTTTAAAAAGTTTATAAAAGGGCATTATCAAATTGGTCACAAGCCTTTACTAGAAGTGGAGCTATTCGAAGATGAAAATCCAGGAGAGTGACTATAAATATGTAGTGAATGAGAATTCATCTTTATATGGAGTTAAATTACTTAGTGGTAAATATAAAGATGTTGTATTTCAATATGGAAAGGTATCAATTAAAGAATCACCTGAATTGGATATAGCAACTTTACAATTTACTTATAGCTTAGTAGAATCTGCAACTTTTAATGATGATGATTTAATTAATGATGAAGGGTTTAAGAATCATTTAGGTGATGTATTAACCCATGTAATAGAAACTAGAGACAAGGAATTGGATGGAACTATCGACACAGATACCGACACAGGTACTTAATCACTTATTAAATAACGAAGAATATTGCCGTAGAGTAATACCGTATTTAAAGAAAGAGTACTTTGAAGGACCGCACAAGATCACATTCGATCTTATCGTTGATTTTGTAACAACACACAATAAAATACCTTCAGGCAAAGTACTTGAACTTGAATTAAAGAAAGTACAAATGCCTGAAGATGTACTTAATAATGTCTCACGACTTATTAATGAAATTAAAGAAAAGTCTGATATTGATACTGAATATTTAGTAGCAGAATCAGAAAAATGGTGTAAAGAAAAGGCAGTATATAATGCAATTATGGAAAGCATTCAAATCATTGATGGTAAAAATCCAGAGCAAGGAGATGGAGCTATTCCGGAAATACTCAGTAATGCTCTTGGTGTTAGTTTCGATCCTAATATTGGACACGATTATATAGATAATTCTACTGATAGGTATGATTTCTATAATACTAAAGAGGAAAGAATTCCATTTGATTTAGATTATTTTAATAAAATTACTAAAGGCGGATTACCTTCTAAAACTCTTAATATAGCTATGGCTGGTACTGGTGTAGGTAAATCTCTCTTTATGTGTCATTGTGCAGCAGCAGCAATGGAACAAGGAAAGAATGTTTTGTATATTACCATGGAAATGGCTGAAGAACGTATCGCTGAAAGAATAGATGCTAATCTAATGGATTATCCTATTCAACAAATTAATACTTTACCTAAGAATGTATTTGAAGGTAAGATACAAAAGATTGCTCAGCAATCAATTGGTAAACTTATTGTTAAAGAATATCCAACTGGCGCAGCTCATGTTGGCCATTTCAGAGCTTTATTAAATGAACTAAAACTTAAAAAGAATTTCGTAGCAGATATAATATACATCGATTATATCAATATTTGTGCTTCAAGCAGGGTCCGTGGACTTGGCGGAAGTATAAATACTTATTCGTACGTCAAGGCAATAGCAGAAGAATTACGTGGCCTTGCTGTAGAATTTAATGTTCCAATCATGAGTGCAACACAAACAACGCGTTCTGGTTATTCAAATACTGATGTAGGATTGGAAGATACTTCGGAATCATTCGGCTTGCCAGCAACGGCGGATCTTATGTTTGCTCTGATAAGTACAGAGGAACTAGAAGAACTCGGCCAATTGATGGTAAAACAGCTGAAAAATCGTTATAACGATCCAACCAAATACAAGAGATTTGTAGTTGGAATCGATCGTGCAAGAATGAAATTATATGATGTCGAAGAGTCAGCTCAATCAGATATTATGACTGATATGGCTCCGGATAAACCAATAAGTACGTGGGGGGATCGAGAAACAAAAGATACCTTCGCTGAATTTAAAGTATAGGAGAAATATATGGACTATTTAAATGACGCACAAGACTGGATAATGGATAGAATCAAAGAAAGAACAAGTATCGATGGCTTAGGCTTAATCGTGGTTTGTGGTTCTGTCATATTGTTTGGTGGACTAGCTAAGCTATTAGCATGGGTCGGCCTCGCATGGGGTATATACACTTTAGTTAGAAAAGAAGGCTAAGGAGTAATACTTTATTATGATGGACGTGAAACTTATATCATACTCGCAGCCAGCTGAAAACTTGGATATCCCACCAGATATACTTCAGCTGGTTGCATTCTGTGCTAGAGTATCTAACCCAGAGAATCAACTAAATACTGAAACTGCAGAAGGCTTAGTTAAGTATCTAATCAAACATAAACATTGGTCGCCACTTGAAATGGCTTCTTGTTGTATGGAGATTACTACTACTAGAGATATAGCAAGACAGCTACTTAGACACAGGTCTTTTTCTTTTCAAGAATTTAGTCAAAGATATGCTAATCCTATTGAAGATTTAGAATTTACTACAAGAGAAGCGAGACTACAAGATAATAAAAACAGACAAAACTCCATTGATATTCCTATGGAAGACTCAATTAATTATGTATGGGAATCATACCAAGAAGTAATTATTGAACGCTGTAGGAAAGCATATGAATGGGCGATTGAAGCCGGAATCGCTAAAGAGCAGGCTAGAGCAGTTTTACCTGAAGGTTTAACTGTAAGTAAGTTATATGTAAACGGAACAATTCGTTCATGGATACACTATATTGAATTGAGATCTGATAATGGAACGCAGAAAGAGCATATGGAAATAGCCAAAAAATGCGCTGAAGCAATTGATTACATTTTTCCTTATAATGAAATATTTGAAAAATAATCCTTTACATTTACCTCGAAATGTGGTATAATATAACTATAATGACAAACGCAGAAACGCGTACGTGCCACGGAGCTGATGAGCGCAAATACGATAGATTGCAGAGATGCATTGCCTCTAAAGAGGAACTTGAGCTTGGTACCGCTGAAGGTGATTTCGCTGTTATGTCAACGTGATGTCGAGCACAGTGGATTGACTGGGAAGGGATGAGATAGACCTTCCACCTTATTTAAAAGTATTACACTTTGTATTACACTTTTGGAGATATTATGACAACAGCATTTTTAGTTAAAGCAAAAGACAAAAAAGACGAAAAAAAAGAATTTAGATATTTATACGAGTCTTTAAGATCTGCAATAGAATTCCAAACTGGAATGGCCAACCGCGGGTTTAAAACTACACTAGAACGCATAGAAATATGAGTGAAATAGCTTTAATAATATTATCATTATGTGGTGTTATATATCTATGTGATTACTATTATAAAAAAGGTGTAATAAAGGGAGCAGAAAATGCTATCGATATGTTACATGAGCAAAAGATAATTGCTTATAAAACAGATGGAGAAATATATCCTCATCCATTTTATACTGAATCAAGGAAATAAATGTTATAAATAGTATTATAATTAATTTATAGGATTATAATGCAATGCAACTACTACCACTAGAGCTAGAATTAAAAACAGGAGAAGATAGATTACTTAGTGAGCTAAGAATCGCTAAACCTTTAGTAAGAAAATTAAAAGCTGTTTGGACTTCATTAAAAAGCACAGTTAGAGGGCTATTTAAAAAGAAGCTTAAGAAACTAGAATTATTTGAACCCGCTGTACTAGAAATACCAGCACAGATTAAGGAAGATATTATGAATAGTTTTGTTATAAAAGAAAATACTGGATTACTAGCTACTATTAAAGGTAACTACAATGAGGCTTTAGTTTGCAAATTCTTATTTGATTTCAATGGTCCTCAAGTAGATATAAGTAAAGATTACGAAAAATACCGCAAAGGTATTGATAAAACTGTTTCAGATTGGAACAAGCAATTAAAATCCGCTTTAAAGCCTAAAGACTATACAAAAGCAATAAAGATTATTAGAAAAGGTAGTGCTGACATGGCCAACTATCTTATTTCAAATTCAGTTATAGAACAAGCAACTATTATCGGATGTTATCTAGACAACCTAGCATTTCAAGATGGTATTGATTTTAAAGCAGACATTAGAGTTGCTGTTATGAAAGAAGGCAAAGAAATCCTTGATGGTTACTCACTAAAACTCTATTCAAGTAAATCTGTAGGACTAGCAAACACAACTGCTAAAGGTTTATGTAATCACTTAGGTGGTAGTTCAGCTGCTTCTGAGTTTGAATCAGTATATAAACGAGATTCTAAATTAAACCAATTAGTACAAAAAGCTAATGATCTTAATAAAATCAAACAAGATCATAAACAACATTTAAGAGGCGATCTAAAAGCCACTAATAGATTAAGAACGTTGCGTGGATTAAATGATACTCAAATTGAAGCATTAGATCAAAAACAAATTGAAGCAGAAAGAAAAAAAGCTAGAGAACCTATCAATCCAAGAGTTGCAGCTATAGTATATAATGTACTAAAACCATTATCCAGCACTCAAGAATTCGCAACTAATATTCTTAACATTTTAGGATTTAACGATAAAGAAACTAAAATGCTAATGGCAGTAACTACTGAAAAGAAAAGTCAGATTATTGCAAAACATCCTGATTTAAATATGGATGACATAACCTTAGAAGATCCAAAGGGAAGAGTTACTTTAAATATTAAAGGACCTACTGGAAAAACAATTGTAACATTTGGAGTTAAAGAAGGCGAGAAAAGATCGATTAGCGGAGCAGTATCTTTTGCTGGATTAGATGATGAAGATTTTGATGAGTACTTAAAATAATATATGAATAGTTTTAAACAATTTTTCGAAGAGATTTCTCCTGAAGTAAAGAAGGAAATAGAAGCTATTGTTAAGAAGCTAGATGATCAAGACTTCCAAGCTAAATATGGAAGTGATTGGGAAAAAGAACAGATAAAAACAGCAATTAAATTAATTAAACGAAAAAAGGCAGCTAAATGAAAAGTTTAATGAACTATACTATATTAACCGAAGCCAAGAATACTCATATGACTCATATTGAGGATTTAATCTTGGACGGTGGAGTTAAAGGGGCACGCCAGGCAATTCTCGCTCTAAGATCACTACGAGACATGTTATCCGGTAACGCGAAGGCGCCAGTAGACGTTACGGTCAAGTGGGACGGTGCCCCAGCTGTTTTTGCAGGAGAAGATCCAACTGATAATACATTCTTTGTTGCAAAGAAAGGAATATTCGCTAAAAATCCAAAGGTGTATAAGTCTCATGCAGATATCGATGCTGATACATCAGGTGATCTAAATAAAAAACTAAAATTAGCATTTGATAATCTAAAAGACTTAGGTATTAAAGGAGTCATTCAAGGCGACTTTATGTTTGATAGCTCTGATTTAAAGACAGAGAAAATTAATGGAAATAAGTACATTACTTTCCACCCTAATACTATTGTTTACGCTATTCCAGATAGCAGCAAATTAGCAAAGGAAATAAAGAAAGCTAAGTTAGGTATTGTATGGCATACGTCATATTCAGGTGGAACTTTCGAAACTATGAAAGCGGAGTTTGGTAGAGATATAGTTAATAAATTAAAATCCTCATCGAACGTCTGGATGCAAGACGCAACATTACCAGAGCTATCAGGAAGCGCTACAATGACAGCAAAAGAAACACTGGAAGTTACTAAACATTTATCAAATGCTGGTAAACTATTTAAAAAAATAGCAGCAAATACTTTAAAAGTAATAGAAAGCGATAAAGAATTAAATGCAGTTATAAACATATATAACAACAGGAAAGTAAGAGAAGGACAAAGGATTACTAATACTAAAAGCCATGCAACTGGCTTAATTATGTTTGTTAAGGATAGATACCAAAAAGAAATTGATAAACTATCTAAAGCGCAGGCTATAGAGAACAGAGAAAAGAAAAGAGATGAATTATTAAAGTTTTTTGATAAAAAGAACTTAAAAAACCTTCAAAATGTGTTCGATTTACAAAATTCAGTTGTCGATGCAAAATTAATTATTATAAATAAACTAAACAGTCTTAATAGTATTGGGACGTTTGTAAAAACAAAATCCGGATTTAAGGTAACCAACCCAGAAGGTTTCGTTGCTATAGATCGTATGGAAGGTGGAGCTGTAAAATTAGTAGATCGTTTAGAATTTGCTACTAATAACTTCAGCAAAGATATAATAAAAGGTTGGGACAATCCTAACTAATTTAATGGGAAACCGAGGATAAATGAAGTCATTTCACGAATATTACGCTGACGAAGCTATGTCGATGCAGACTCGTATGAAGATGAAACGAGCAGCAAAGAAGAATAAAGGCAAAATGAAAATTGCCCGTATGAAAGCAGCTAAAAAGAAAGCAAATCCAGAAAAGTTAAAACAACGAGCTATGAAACAAGCTCGAAACATGCTTATCAAACAATTAATGAAAGGTAAAGGCAAAGATGAACTTTCATTTGGTCAAAGAGCTGGTCTAGAAAAGAAATTAGATGCTAAAAAAGGCAAAATCAAACAACTAGCTAAGAAACTATTACCTTCTATTAAGAAGAAAGAATCAGAAAAGTTTGCTAAGAAATCTAAAGGAAGTGAAGAATAATATTATGGATATAAAAAATCTAAAAAGTTTCAGTCAATTTGTTACTGAAGATAGCAACGCAGTAGTGTTTACATTTGGTAGGTTTAATCCACCAACAGTAGGCCATGAAAAAGTATTTTCTCAACTCAAAAAACAATCACGTGGCGCGGTATATAAGATATATCCTTCACAGTCACAAGACCCTAAAAAGAATCCATTAAAATTTAAAGATAAAGTAAAATTTATGCGTAAGATGTTTCCAAAACATGCGCGTAATATCATGTCTAATAGTGGTATGAGAACTCCTTTTAATGTAGTTCAACACCTATATGATGAAGGATTTACTAAAATTACTATGGTCGCAGGAGAAGATAGATTATTAGAGTTCGATAAACTTTTAAATAAATACAATGGAGTTAAAGGCAAACACGGATTCTATCAATTCGAAAGTGGAATTAATGTTGTTTCAGCTGGAGTAAGAGATCCAGATGCTGAAGGAGCAAAAGGAATGTCTGCATCTAAACTTAGAGCTGCAGCACAAGCAGGTGATTTAAAATCGTTTGCAAATGGATTACCTAGTGGAGCTCCTGCTGAAGATTTATATAATGCTGTAAGAAAAGGAATGGGCTTAAAAGAGAAGTTCAATCATAGACAGCACGTACAATTAGACACAGTTTCTGAAACAAGAGAAGAATATATCAAAGGTAATCTATTTAATATTGATGACTTAATTGTAGTAAAAGAAACAAATGAAGTTGGTAATATTAAATTCTTAGGTTCTAATTATGTATTAGTAGAGTTTGGTGATGTTAAAAGAAGATGCTGGCTCGATTCAATTGAATTAGTAGAATCTAATCAAGGACCATATGAAATAGGTACTAAAGAACTTACTGCATCTTATTCAAAAATGACACCAGGTGAATCATATGATAAAATGAATGCTAAACAAAAAGCAGCTCATGACAAACCTAGAAAGAATCCAGAAAGCCAACACACTAAGAATTTTAAAAAGAAGTTTGGCGAAGTAAAAAGTTTTAAACAGTCTTTAGATGAAGCTGATGTAAAAGCAGCTCTGAAAAAGAAAGCTGATAAGAGTGGTATGCCTTATGGTATACTTAAAAAAGTATTTGATCGTGGATATGCAGCTTGGAAATCAAGCCATAGACCAGGAACAAATCCAACACAGTGGGGATTAGCAAGAGTTAACTCGTTTGCAACTAAGTCCTCAGGAACATGGGGCAAGGCCGATAAAGACCTAGCTGCAAAAGTAAGAGGATAAAATGAAAACATTTAAAATATTGAGAGAAAGTCTTAACGAAAAGAATACGCTCTTTCCGAAAAGCAAATTTGATGATGATTTAGTTTTAAAAGCAGTTGAACTTGCTCTTAAAATGGGTGGCAATATGACCGGTGCTTATAAAAAAATAGAAGGCATGAAGCGTGGTTTAGGTGATGATAGATATGTATCAAAAGCTTTACAACTAGCTAACGAATCTGTTGACGAGAAAATGTCTGATAAAGATAAGAAAAAACGTTTAGCTTTAATTAAAAAAGCTGTTGCAAGAGTTCAGAAAAAGAATGATGACGCAGCTAAAAAAGATGCTATGAAGATGATGAAGCAAGCAGGGATGTTTGACTAATGAAAACATTTAAACAATTAACAGAAGCTAAATTTAATTCAAAGAAAGAATTAGCAGCAATTAAGAAAATGGATAAAACATTGGAATCAGTATATAAGGACATGAATAAATTACAATATGGTAAGTCATTATACTTAAGGAAAGTCAA